GCGAGTCCAACTGCGAGCCCAACTGCGAGTCCAACTGCGAGTCCAACTGCGAGTACAACCGCGAATGCAACTGCGAGTCCAACTGCGAATGCAACTGCGAGCCCAACCGCGAGCCCAACTGCGAGCCCAACTGCGAGTACAACTGCGAGTACAACTGCGAATGCAACTGCGAGTACAACCGCGAATGCAACTGCGAGTCCAACTGCGAGTACAACTGCGAGTACAACTGCGAGTCCAACTGCGAGCCCAACTGCGAGCCCAACTGCGAGCCCAACTGCGAGTACAACTGCGAGTACAACTGCGAATGCAACTGCGAGTCCAACTGCGAGCCCACGTTACTCGTACTTAATATCTTCTGCAGAACAACAGCGGCAATAGTCGCTTGCATCGGCGATTCTACTAAGAAAACTAATGGTTTGGACGAAATGTCTTTTAAAAAAACTTCATATAACCAATGCATCTGGCTTTGTACTTCATCGAAAGAAAGTCTTTTGGTAGATAATCCTTCTAATAGCCAATTATCTAGGTGTTTAGGAATTTTAAGTTGTTGTTCTTTTGTCAATGTGTTAATCATTGGCTATCCTTTCAAATTATTTCACTGAATCTATAATAGCAAACTTATCTTAAAGAATCAAGTAAAATCTGAAAAGGGCTATCAGCAAACGTTCCGCTCCTAAACCGCACTCTCAACACACCGCCCCGATAGCACGATAAATATCGCAACTATCTATTTAATAACAAGTAACGGTACCGTAGTCAGCCGAAGCGGCCGCTGCGGTATCATAACAAAGACCATTGGACAGTTCATATGGATAACTATGTGGACAACAACCGCCATATAGAGAATTATAACAATATCCGGTGCTACAAAGATTTGTGGTTACCGGGCTATTGGCTGGTCCACATCCTACAAACGCTAGCGTAAATGCTAAAAACATCAATGCTTTCATCATACCTCCTAAAATTTAATGGCAGACCGGGCTTGATACCGGCTTCCGTTGAGCGGACCCAACGACACCTGACGCGTCCAAGATTGCGTGTCCTTCCACGCCGCTGCCATTTATAACTATATCACAAAATAAAACGGCTTGTCCACTGTTTTAAGGTGAACAAGCCGTCTCGCGAGAATATCAAAGGGCCTTCCCGGTATTCGCATTCATACAATACTGGGGGATTTGCGAAGCCGTACCGACTAACCTGCAGAATGCGATCGTCCACCCTTACGGATGCCTGTCGGCCAATTGCAACGCCTTTGATATTTTAAGGTATTTTATATTTTACAGTTTTGCCTTCAACCAAGCCAAAGCTTGAGAAACCGAACCGGGGGCCAAATAACCGAGGGCAACACCCGCAGCCAACGCCACAGGGTGACAAAGCGAACCTAATAGACTTAATAACATGATTTTATTCCTCTTTTAGTGAATCTATGTGTGAATGAATAGATTCTTTTGAACCAGCAGTGGAAGCTGGCAGTTTTACTTGAAAATCTTTACCCTTGGGACTTCTAACGGACCAATGCCAGTTGTTAGAGGCGGGTGTAGGAGGGGCAGTCCTGCGATAGATATGCCCTTTGTGCTGTCCCAGAGCTGGATGGTTGGAAGGCAACCCATGGATATGTTCAGAAGCCATCATGACATCTGTTCCATCAGCTTGTTTGTTCAAATCTTCACTTTTAATATAGTGGCTGGCAAACATCTTAGAGAGATTCTTTTCCTTTTGGACATCTTTCCTTAAGGCAAGCGTTCTGCCGATAGCATCCACTTCGCCCTCAGCCAAGTGGGGCATTCTTTTCTTCATGTACTGGCGAAAGTGTTCTCTTTTATCCCAGGTCTTATAGGCCTGGTCTGCTCTGTCGTACCAATGGGATTTCTCTTTCTTATGCATCTTTTTTCTATCCAAGGATTCCGGAGCCAATGCGGCACCATCTACTAATTGTCCAGGGGCTGCCATACCAGAACCAGCAGAAATAGCTTTCTCCATCTTCTCTTCTTTTCCTAAGCCGCCCATGTACTGTTTAGCGTACGCGGTAGCTTTGCTAGGATTAGGAGAACCAGCCACCATCTTAGAGTTATGGTGTACTTCGAAATGGCCCTTGGGATTTTTTAAAACCTTTACGTCACCATGGGAAGGATGGGAAAAATGTACCCCGGCCCCAGAATTTTCCCTACTCTCGACCTGTAACCGTGGCCTCCATCCGGACTTTTCTAATTCTTCATCTTCGCTCATGGCTAACTGACTTCCTATAAAAGCACCGCCACCACTGCCCACATCTTTTCGTAATTCTTGCTTCTTCTCTAAAATTTGTATGTACGTTGGTTCGAACGAGAATAATTGCATTTCACCTTTGAAGAGCTCGCCTACATCATTGGGATCAGCTTTTTCTTCTTTTGGAGGAGCCATCTCAGCGATGCAGGATTTATTGGCAGGCATGCAAGTGCAAGTAAGTTTTCTGGCAATGGAACGCGTTATGACAGCGCCCTGCTTTTCGAGCTTTGAACCTTCGATAGAAAATCCAATGATATTGGGTTCTTCTGGGTGTTCCGCGTCATCTTTAAAAAGAGCCGCTATTTCTTTGCTAGAAGGTTTTTTATCATCAAACAGCCTACCTTTTATGTACAAAAATGGTATTTGGCATTTTTTCCAAAAATACAAGTGATGCGGATTCTGACAATCAGCGGCTGAAAATATTTTATGGGCTTCTATGATTTTACCCACGATCTGGGATGGAATTTTCGACTCGTGCTCAAAGTTAATTGGGGCGCCTACAAGAGAAGAGATATCTAAACCCAAAATTGAGACAATTTCTCCTGAAGTATCAAGAGCTTCGCTAGAACCAATACCGTGAATATGCGTACATTCGTTCATTTTTTATTTATTACAAACCTGTTTTTCTTGTATGGAATATTCGTCCTGATGCATCTGCTAAGAGATCTATGATTTTTTCCACCCAAGGATTTTGCTGCAGCGGTTATGCTTGGAAAAGTTTCCCCAGTATTAAGATTGGTTACGCTCTTGGCAATCGGAGTGATCTTCCTGTAATAATAGGCTTTTTCTCCTTTAAATCGTTCTGATAGCTTCTTTCTAGTTTCTTGTGTAATTATTCTTCCAATCCAAGGATTGGGTATTTCGCCTTTAGCTAACTTTTCCCAAAATAAAGCTTTTCCCAATCTCGCGGCCTCCTTTACTTCTGGTCTATTTTGAACTTCTTTTTGTCGAATACTATTTTTAAGGCGAGCTTCTGGGGTAGATTTTAATCTGCTTTGAGTTGCAGACCTTCTTTTTAGAGATTCTTCAGTGTGCTTATATCCAGTAGCGCCTCCTCTCCCACCAGTAGATAGATTTGCTCTTGGATGATGAGTAGCTATCTCTTCTTTTTCCAAATTTAGAGCCTCTTCTTCTGTTAAATTTTCTTTAATAAATTCAACAACAAAGCCGTGCTTGTTAACTATATTTTTCCACTTTCTATTTCTACCGCAACTAGTATCATAAGCACGTTTGTACTTACCTTTTCCTATATAGAAAAGTTCTCCGGTATCGGCAGTTAAGTGTTTGTATACGTAATAAATTCTTATTTCCATATTTTATAGATCGCAATAGGTTAATACCTCATAGTCACTATATCATATTGTTAGAGATTTATAGCCCAACGTTTTTTACCGCAATTCCAAATTCTATAAAGTTTCAATGACCAGGCCATCTCCCGTTCCGTTTCCCCAACTGCTCCTCTTTTGAGGAGCATCCGTTTCTGACAGGATTGCTTGGAAATTCTTTTACTTCTGCACACATAGTCATAATCAGGCCGATGGATTTCCTCCAACGCGAATCCAGTTTTTTCGTAAACATCTCCCGTTGACCAACGATTGTCAGACCAAGATATAAGCTTTAAATAACCCCGATGCTTGGCATAGAGCAACAGTGCTTTTAGCAGCTTGGATGCTCCTCCAGAAATGGAGTATCCGATCTTAAAAGCCAATCGATTCAAGACGAAAACGCCCTCGTGGCCCTGCCTATGATGCTTGCTTCCGCTTACTGCTCCTACCAATTCGTTCTCGTAAAATAAGCCAAAACAAACGTCGGTGTTGGTAGAACCTTGAATGTGATTCTCATTAAAAAATTTTGCAGCCTCTTTTTTATCTATCATCAAGAGGGTAGTTTTTCTGGCACCTATTCCTATAGTCCTTTTCTTAAAAACAGATAGTAGAAATCCCTTAACTTGTTCCTTTCTGTGCAGCCATTCATCTTGGAATATAGTTATGAGGCGAAGTCCGTTCTTGTTCGCTTCGATCATTTTCTCATGTGCCCTTTTATACATGGCTTTTTTTAGAAAATATTCGCTGTGCCATATCAGACCGTTGTACTCTATTCCTAGATTCAATTCAGGGATATAGATATCAATTTCTACATGTTTGGTTTTATTGCCCGGCTCATAATAGATTTTCTTCTTGGCGGCGTCGGGGAAAAATTCTCGAACCCATTCTAAAATTTGTAATTCTTCTTTTGATACGCCGTGCAACGAGCATTGGGTACACCGACTTTTTTTGGTCACAAAATCGGACATTTTGACCAAATAGACATGCTTATTGGGACATATCAATTCTATTTTTTCATGCATGTTGTTGTAGTTCTCGGATAGTAAAGAATAACCTTCCTTCTCTACTGATTTCATTATTTCATTCAGAGTTTTCTTTTTATTGGGAGGGCCAGAATAACAGATTGAACAGGATTGCGGCTGTTTTCTTTTGGAAGCCCTATTATAGGTGGTATCGTATTTGTGCCCTTTTGAACACAGCACCGCCAAGATCTGGCTGGAATTAACGTAATTTTTTGTAATCAGGATCTCGTTCCTGTTTTGAAAAAAAGCATACACTTCTTCATAGGTTAATCGTTGTATTCCCGCGCACTTAGAGCATCGATTTTTAGAATTGCGAAAGCCCCCGAAGGTGGTCGCGTAGATATGATTTTTAGGACAGAGCAATTCTATTTTAGATTTATTATTGAGATACTCGGTAGATAATAGTTCATATCCCTCCTTCTCTACTGTCTTTTTTACCTCTTCGTAAGTATGGGCTTTATTTCCGGAACATTCTGTACACCTATTTCCACTATTTTTGAAGCAATAAAATTTGACGTAGTAAGTATGCCCCTTCGGACACAGGGTTTCCAGTGTTGCATGTGCATTGGGATATTCTTTAGAAACAAGAGTATAGCCGCTTTTTACAAAGACTTCTTTCACTTGTTCTAAAGAATATTTTACATTCGTCATCTTCATTAAGTCACTTCTATAGGCATTATATCATAATTCTAAAAAGTTACCAAGGAAAATGTTTAAGATAGACATTTCGTATATAAGTACTTGATTTTATGTATTTTTAACTAAGAATAGCAATCCTTTTAGTATAATCAGTAAGTTGGCATTTCTGTGAAAAACAGGAATAAAAGTGTCAGACACACAAGCCCAATAAAAGGAGATTTAAAATGATCTTTTCAAATGCGAAGCCGATTGCTCTTCTCAGAGACCTCGGAAATAAGCTTCAGATCCGATTTCAGAACAACAGCGGCGTGAACACGCTGTCCCAGGGATTTTATACCGATGCTCTCGGAGCAATTTGGCCGTATATCCTTCTGTACAATGCCACTGCTGGCGTTGGAGAAGGCAATCCTGTTATCCTTATTGAGATTTCTTGCGTTAACGCGGTCAGTGATGACATCTTCGGAAATCCGTTGTACGCGTATGCCCCTGAATTACTCCAGTTCGGATACGAATTGGCTGCTGGCGGAGCCCCTATCCCCTCTCAGTCTGACATTCTGACTGCAGAATTTGAATCAATCAGAACTGGCGTTCAATTCCAGCTTAAACAAGTTGCGAATGGAACTGCGGTTACCCCAGCGTCCGTTAATGCGGCTGTTGCGGTTAGTACTCTCGACGAGCTTTATTGGCCGACGAAAAATCCGTAATCGGTTATTGTGGAGGTTCAAACCATGCAATATACCGAAACACAGCTTACAAAGCTTATCGAAGACGTGGAAAAAGAATTCACGGCTCACTTGGCGAAAGCCGAGGAAGCGGCGTTAGCTCCTCTAGCGAAGGCAGAAGAAGGCGAGAAAAAGCCCGAAGAGAAGCCTGAAGAGAAGGAAGCGAAGCCCGAGCATGAGGCTAAACCGGAATCAGAGATGAAGCCGGAAGCCGAGGCAAAGCCCGAACACGAAGCGAAGCCCGAGCATGAAGAGAAGCCGGAAGCGGCTCCTGCTCATGACTACGATGATGAAGATCTTGAGCATCTGCATAAGATGTACATGTCCATGTCTGAGGGTGAGCGGAAAGTTCATCATGACGCGATCATGAAATGTGCCATGGCTAAAAGTGGTGATGTGGAAAGCGGAGCTGCTGAAGCGCCTCACGGTGCAGAAGGCAAGCAAGCGCCCGATAGTCACTCGCATCCGGACGTTCAAAAGTCTGAGCTAAATGCTCACGGCGAAAAAGAAAGTCCTCCCCAACCGAAAGTGAAGGGAAAGAATATGGATAGCGATAAAGCCAACGGCGGAATCGAAGGACAAGAGCCTAAAAATGCCCTTGGCCCCAAATCTCCTGCCAGCGACGCTAACGGAGCGAAGATTAACAAATCTGAGCACGATAGACGTAATGGCGGAAAGATCGAAGGTCAGATGCCTAATAACTCGCCTGGTGCAAAATCACCAGCTAGTAAAGAACAAGGATCAGCAAGTATGGAAAAGTCAGAACAAGGCACAGAAACAGAATTGCTTAAATCAGAACTTGGCGCAGTCAATGCTAAGTATGAGGATCTCAAGAAAAATTTTGATGCAGTGGCAGCCTTCTTGACCAAGTTGGTCGAGAAGAAAGCGGCTCCGGCGCAAAAGGCCATCACTTCTCTAGAAGTCATCGCGAAGAGCGAAGGTTTCGACGAAGGTGAACCTCTTAAAAAGGAAGAGATTCATTCTAAACTGCTCGCTAAATCGCAAGATCCAAGCACGAGCAAGTCTGATAGGGACGCGATTAACGCTTTCTATCTGGGCAATGAAGATATTAAAAGGATTAGCCACCTGCTCAAGTAGGCAGTGGAATTTAAAAGGAGAACTATACAATGATTGAACAACTTCAGTCACTTATGAAAGCGCTTGAAGCAGGCAGTTATAATGCTGCTCCAGGACAATTGGCACAGGGCGCCTCGCTGATGGTAGAAGATCTATCGCCGGTGATGCACAATGTGACTTTTGATGATAGCCATATTAAGCTGCAAAAGATGCTTCCTTCGAAAGATGTGAAGAGTCAGCTGCATCAATTCAACCGACAACTCGATTACGGTATCTTCGGTGGTTCCGCTCAGTTTGAAGGTGGAATCGGTGAAGAAGACACCTCTAATTATGTCCGTGCGGTGGTTCCGATGGCGTACTACAGTACGACCCGTCGAGTTACCGTCGCTGCGAACATGATCGGCGCGTTTGACGGCGTTAAAGCCGAAGACCGAGCCGCAGCGGATGCCGCGATGAAGCTCGCTGGCGATATCGAGTTTGACTCCTTCCGGGGACAAGCCGATTTCTCCAACATGGGCGTATTCGATGGTAACCCCCTCGCTGTCGCGAAGCTCCCTAACATGATTGGATTGGACCAACAGGTTCGTCAATCTGATGGGCAGTTAAACACTCAAGATTTAATGTTCGCTGAGTTCGGATCTAACCAAACCGTAGTTCTCTCGGTTGGTGGAACCCTCACGCAGAGCGTCATCGAAGATTCTTCGGTCCGTTCGGCGATGAACATGGGCGCCGCAGATCGTTTGGTCCTTGACCCGATCAGCTTAAGTGCTTATAACAAAATCGCGTATGCCAAAGAGCGAATTATGCTCGCCGGCAGTGCGCAAGAAGCGACTGGTGCTCACCTACGAACGCAGTGGACGTCCAGTGCGGTGGTTTCTCTCGAAGCCTCTCGCTTCCTCTCTGGAAAGACCGCTCCCGCGCGTCCTCGTTCCGGATCGCCGGCTGCGCCGTCGATTGCGGTTTCGGACCTCGGTGCTGCTGGTTCGTTGCTCCAGACTGGTTCGTACGCTTACTACGTTACCTCGGCGTCTATTCGCGGTGAATCGTATCCTTCGCTTTCTGCTTCTCAAGCAGTTACGGCGGGAGATAAGGTTCAGATCGTGATTACGGCGAACTCTGGTGGCGGATCGAGCGCTCAGTACTTCAACGTTTATCGTTCAGACCTGAACGGAACGGCTTCGGTTGCGAAGTTCATCGGTAAAGTTGCGGTTAACGCAGCCGGAACTGGTGCTACCTTTATCGACCTCGGAAACCGTCAACCTGGGTCTGTTACTGGATATCTCGTGCAAGCCAATACGATGGGCTTCGCTCAGTTGGCTCCGTACTCGAAGTTGAAACTTGCTGTGTCTGATCTCAGTCTTCCCGAAGCGCACTTTCGCTTCCTGAGTCTCGCGGCTTATCAACCTCGAAAAAATGTTTTACTCGAAAACATCACCGGTCAATTAGCCCCGAATAATCCTTCGATTTACTAATCTGTGCCGCAAGGCGTAGTTTAGTTGAATAATTAAGGGTCGATACCTCTGGTGCCGTCTCCGCAGGTGGCCCGGCGAAAGCCGGGCTGACTGTAGGGGTGGCGCCGGGCGCCTAGGCGCTCTGGTATTGGCCCTTTTTATTTTCCGCATTAAGTTGACAACTGCTAACTTCAATGATATAGTAATTGAAGTATGGCGAATAGATCAAAAATAATTGGCGAAATAGGGGATTTAGTGATAAGCCTTCACAATGAAGGACACAATCCCACTCAAATATCTCAGAGACTCCCTTTTGCCACCAGTAAAGACACAATCAAATCATTTTTATTTAAAAATGGACTAACTCCAAATGTTAGACAATCAAGCTTAAAAGCTGATATTTATCGAGCATTCCTAAAAGAAGTACAAGGAGATTCAACCAATTGGAGTGTAAAGAGAAAAAAATATAAAATTTCCTTTGACCTTGCTAAAGATCTAATGAAAAAAAACAACATCGTAGTAAGAGATAGGGCGGCAGCTTCTCGAGATAAAAATCTTACTGAAGAAGAAATTCAACGACGGCTCGGAGATAAAACAAGATTACTGGACATAGAAGGCGACAAATATCACTTAATGTGTGAAGATGGGCACGCTTATTACAAAAAATCAGCAAAGATAGATCGAGGGTGTCCATACGGGAAGAGCGGCACCCGAACTGACGTGACGGAAATGGCCAGAGAATTATTAGAAATAGGGTATCAACTGGTCGAAAATACCTTTATTAAAAAAAGAAAAGCGCTAAAGGCAATACACCTAAAATGTGGAAATGTAAGGGAAAATAGATTTCGTAATTTTTTTGTACAAGAATGTTCCACTTGTAACAATAATGGAGTCTCTAAAGAAGAAATTTCTTTAAAGAACTGGATAGAATCATTAGGATTTCAAACGGAAAAATATAAATTCAAAGAAAGAATTACGAAGCCCAAAGAAATTGACGTTTACATACCTTCTTTGAAAATAGGTTTCGAATATTGTGGTATTTGGGATCATTGTGAAGAAAGTAGACACCCGAGAGATAGAGGCTATCACAATGGCAAACGATTAGAAGCGGCAAAAGAGGGAATTCGATTGCTTACTATCTATAGCAATGAATGGAAAGACAGGAATTATCAAGTAAAAAGCTTCATAAAGAGCGTTTTAAATAAAAATATCAGAACATTATACGCTAGACAGTGTACCGCAAAAGAAATAGATAAAGACTATGGTGCAGAATTTCTTAAAGTATATCACATACAAGGAGAGTGCAATTCCATATTTCATCAAGGATTATTTCTGGGTAATGAACTCGTCGGAGTCATGGCATTTTCGCATCATCACACCGACCCTCACAGTTTAAGTGTAACAGTAGGTAGGATGTGTTTCAAAGCCGATACTACAATTATCGGTGGCGCCAGTAAAATGCTGGAGCATGCTAAGGACAAAATTAAACAATTAGGATATTCCTCTATTAAAACGTGGTCAGACAATAGATGGTCAGAGGGAAAAGTATATGAAAAGATGGGATTTTCTTTGGAAACAGAATCTGGACCAGATTTTGACTACGTTAGAGGAAAAAATGTAATCGGTAAGCAATCGCTTAGATTTACAGAAGAAGAAAAAACTTTAGGAATAAGTGAGAAAGAATTGAGAAAAAGCCAGGGTTACATGAGAATATGGGATTGTGGCCAAAAAACATGGATATTAAATTTAATATAATGCTTGACTCTCGCCGCCAACCCTGTTATCATGAGTTCAGTGAAAATGATTCACTAACTGAAAGGAATTTATATGTACATGACTCAGGTTCTAGGATATACAGTCTCCGTTTACGAACTGAACGACGAAGCGGTTGAGTTCATGGAATGGTTCAAAGCCTCAAACTACGTAGACGACTTCAGCGTGGAAATTACCAAAGAAAACGATACAGACGTGGTAGAAGTGGTCCAGTACAATCCCTTCCTAAGCGCCGATGCTTTACAAGAGATTTATCTCACGGAAACCGGCAAGAACATGGGCGCCCATGTTTGCAAGGATTGCGAAGCAAAGCAGTTAACCAACTAATCTAATTCGATGACAATCGGTTCGTTAGTAGGGCGATATTGTTCTGTGCAGATAGAAGCATTTACGAAAGTAATTCCATCGAAATGATGAACACCATAAGAGTGATGGATATGCCCAAAAACATGCAATTGTGGTCTCACTTGCATTACTCTTTGAAACAAATCCTCGCATCCTACAGCTTCTCCACGTGGCGTTTTATCTAAAATCTTAGCTGGCGGCCCGTGGGTTACCAGAACATCGACCTTATCAGGTATCTGAGCCCATTTTTCAGCCAACTTAGGTCCGCGAGGCACGTTAAAAGCCCAATCACAGAACTCAGGCTGCCACGGAGAACCATAGATGACTAGCCCTTCATGGATCGCCCATTCGTCCTGCAGATACGTAACTCCTACGTCCTTACACATCTGTCTTAACAGAGAAGAGTTGTATTCGCCCAGCCAATCGTGATTTCCGGCGACATAAAAGACTGCCTTGAAATTCTTAGCAATTCTCTCAAATTCTCTTAATTCTTGGGAGATCTCCGTTATCGTTCCCTGGAACGTGAGGTCCCCGGCATGTACCAAAATATCGCCTTCTGGGACAGAGATTTTACGAAGGCGGCAGTGCGTGTCGCTGATGCACACAATTTTCATTTAAGATCTCTCCTTCCTAACTTATTGAATTTATTATAAGTATCGCTTATAGCCACTATCTTAGTCATTTTTCTTTAAAACTCCCAAAATTCCCTTATCTTACGATGATATATCATATAGGCGAGAAGTAAAGCAATCTTTATAGTGAATATTCGTTTTACCATGTAGGAACCCTTAAGGAGATTTTCATGGCCTTTTCTAACCTAAATATCACTGCCATTCAAGAAGCTATGGCGGATGCGCCGGCGGGAAATTCGCTGGTGAGTGCCATCCTGAATGGCTGTCCACTTTCCAACCTTACCCTGATCAGACTGCAAGATGTTATGGGTAGCCAGCCGATTGGCAATGACATCAATGCTGCTATCCAAGGAAAACAAACACTTTCTTTCTTAGATCTTCAAACTATGATTTCTGGATTTGCTAGCGCCCAATTGGCGGCAGATGTTATCTCCAACATTGCGGGCGGAATTAGCCCTACGGCATTGAATAGGATTCATACATTGTTCAGTTCAATACCCAATCCTATCCCAGCCTCTCTCACGAATTTGCCAGTCAATGTATCAATGCCCGCCGGATTCAGCATGGCCGTCGGACCTTTGGGCGGACTCCAACAAATCGCACTCACGTTTCCTGCAGGAAGCGCCTTTCCTGCTTCCGGCCCTGGTAGCTTTTTTGAAATCCAGAACGTTGGAAATGCCAATAGATACGCTGTTTGGTTCAATGTTCCTGGCGGCGCTACGCCACAAGTTGCCCAAGCCGCCGCTCAGGCTACCTATACCAGTTTAAGCACGATGACCTCTACGCCAATCTCGGCGACGCTGGATGGACAAACTTTAACTCCCGGTGTTTATAGTGCTGGCGCTCCTCATCTCGCAACTTCTGGAGCTGGAACTTTAACTTTTAACGGAGCTGGCGTCTATGTTATCATAGCATCCAGCACTCTCACGACTGGTGCCGGCGGCACGCCTACTATGACTTTGTCTGGCGGTGCTACTGCAGCAAATATTTATTGGATCGTTGGCTCTTCTGCCACAATCAACAGTGGAACTGCCGGAACTTTCCAAGGTAACGTCATTGCTCAAGCAAGCGTAACGGACACCTTGGGTGGAACTGTCAATGGCAGCTTGATCGCTTTAACTGGTGCTGTAACTTTAAGTGCAGCTTCCATAGTCAACGCGCAGTCGTCTCCGTTGCTAAACGCAGCCGGTCCTTACGGACTTTTGGGAGCTTCTGGAGTAACCAATACTGGTTCTTCTGTTATCAACGGCGATGTTGGATCTTATCCCACCAACAGTGTAACTGGATTCCCACCTGGAGTAATCAATCCGATTGCTGGTGGAAATACCAATCCCACTCCCGGTGGCTATACTGGAATCGAAGTCAGTATTACCTCTGGCGCTTCTGCCGCAACTGTTGCTGCAGATGTTTATGCGGCCCTTAATGGCAACCTAATCGGTATGAATGAATCGGTTAGCGGAGCCGTTGTTGACATTACCATCAATGCCATTCTCTCGCAAGTTAACGGAATCGTCTTCTCGCCTCCGGCTGGGACTTATGCTTCAACACAAAGCGTAAGCCTATCAGCTGCTCAATGTGGTGTTAGTCTCTATTACACCACAAACGGTTCCACTCCTACTACTAGCAGCACACTGTATACGGGGCCCATCTCGGTTTCCGCAAGCGAAACAATCAAGGTTTTGGGAGTCAAGAATGGTTTCCAGAATTCAGCCATCGCGAGTGCAGCTTACGTAATTTCGTAATTTAACTCTCTAGACTGTGTCGAAAGGCACTGATAGAAATTCAAGGCCTAGCAGAAATGTTAGGCCTTTTTATTTGTCGAAGCTACAAAATCTGCAATATGAACGGCGATGTGCTCGCTTGGTTTGGAATCCGTATATACAACCCAATAAAATTGGTTCAGGTATCCATCCAAAGCTGTCTCGGAAGGATGATTTTCATTGTCTCGCCACGCTTCGCATCTTTCTTTTCTAACTTCTACCGGAGCCTCCAGCCTCAGGGTCAATGCTTCGGGGAAGGCCTCCAACTCGTTAGGGAATCTACAATCATCGATTATGACAATTCCCTTTGGGTTATTAGACAAATATTGTTGAGCTCGATATTTAGCAATGTCGACCCAAACGTTTTCGCCCAAAGTGTTGCGCCCCCATTCCGTGCCAATGAGCTGCAAAAGTGGGCCATCCTTCTTGGTTTTCAATTCTTGGCCATATTTTCGCATCACGTTCCAGATGACATCATGCATCTCATATAAAACATCGGCAAACTTAATTAACTTCGGTTCATATCCATCATTGGTCAGGATAGTCGACAAATTCTTAGATAAAGTAGTCTTTCCGCTACCTTGTTTGCCAGAAATCAAAATCACTTTAACCATTCGATTTTCCTCATCTTTTATGCATCTGCTTGGATTCCCAAGCAATCTTAACACTGATTATACCATTTTCTGGAGCTAACGCAATGGCTTTGTTAAGTATCAAACCTATTATCAATTATTGTAACATAAACATGTACACTGTGGGCAACCAATGGACGGTAAATGCCGGCGATTCTCAGATGTTGTACTTCCAAATAATTGATACAAGTCAAGCAGTTCCGAGCAACGGCGCCCTAGGTATTGGATTTTTTTACGGAAATCCCTTTACGGGCGTAACTCCCGTTGGAGGTACCGGAACCGGTGTTGCTACGGCTGGCTTGCGTTATTTGGTTGGCATTGGGGCTCAAAATCAGCCCTATAGCGTCCAGGTTACCTTTCCTTCGATAGATTCCAACCAAGTGCTGACTTTGTATGCTCAACAGGCAGATCCTGCCGATAGCTCAATCTGGGTCGTTTCTGTGCCAGCAAGTCAGGCGATCGCAGGTGGGAATGTACAGTTTACCATTACTCAGGGCAATACCATCAATCGATTCAGCGTCACCAATGTACTAGATGTAATTTTTAGCGGCAGCGTAGGGATGTGCTAGATGGACGGCAACGGCGGAAACGGAAATAATCGCAACTTTGCTTGGAACAACAATAATGTATCCAACTCAATTTTTCCTGGAAAAAGCTACGGTACAGCCATGTACCCTGTGCATGCCCTCACCACTTCTGGACTATTTACCAGGGTAGAGCCCCTTCTCACTCCAGAGCAATTTAAGAGTCGCTTTTTGAAAGGCATTCCGTTGTTTTTGACCAACGGGGCAACGTACTCGGATGACGACTTGAAGGATCGTATTTATCTTGCTGCTAACGCTGTAGAGTTGGATATCAAGACTACCCTGACTAGAGAGCAGAGACAAGAGAAGCTTCCGTTCAAACAAGAAGACTACAAAGCGTATATCCATTTGACAGCCGAACAAGGTCCGATTGTCAGCTTGGAAGAACTCGCAATTGTCAGTGCAGATAAGAATAACATTTTTCAAATTCCTCCCGAGTGGATCGAGACCGCAAATTTCTCAAAAAGGATTATCAATGTGATTCCTTTGTTAGCAGCATACGGAGTCAACACCGTACAAGGAGCAGTCGGCAATGCTGGCATAGCCTTTTTGACCGTAATTGATGGACTTAATTGGGTTCCTGCGTATTGGTCCGTGAAATATACTAGCGGCATTTCCAATGTAGAAGGTAAAATCCCGACAGTTGTCAATGAATTAGTCGGAGTTGTAGCAGCCATTGACATCATAAGTGAAATAGCTCAATCATTCATATTAACTAGCCAAGCTCAAAGTCAAGATGGAATTTCGCAAAGCAGTTCGATGCCCGGACCACGCTTATTTGCCTTACGTATCGAGGAGTTAGAGAAAAAAAGAGCTAGATTAGAGGCTCAAATACGTAATATCTTTAGCTCACGATTTATTCTTGGAAATTTTTAAATACATGGTATAATGACGATATGAGAAAGTATACTATAGAAGAATTAAAATTAAAATCTAGAGAATATGAGTACAGGGCGGATTTTCTAAAATACGCAGGCGGCTATTATATGAGCGCCCAAAGACAGGGCATTCTGGATGAAGTCTGCGCTCATATGCCAAAGAATTTATTAATCGGCAGAAAACCTCATAATGCCAAATGGAATTTTGAATCATTAACGATAGAATGCGCTAAATATGCGAACAGATATCAATTGAGAAAAAATAATCCTTCTGCTTTTAATGCCGCAAAGAGATTAAAACTTTTGAACACTTTTTATCCCAAGAAAGACGAATTTAGAAATACACCATATTCAGACGAAGAAATTGCAAAAGAAATAGGCACATACAAAAATAAAAATGAATTGAAAACAAAAAATCCCTATCTATATCGAATGTTATTGAAACATCCCAATAAATCTCTACTTCTTTCCACACTTCCAGCGGATACTAGAAAGGGCAAAATTCCCCATAATAAAAAGTGGACGGAGATAACAGTGCCCGCAGAAGCTGCTAAGTACTCCACTAGGATAAGTTTTTTAACACAAGCCCCGGGTGCCTATGACGCCGCCCTAGATTTAAAAATAATGGACACCTCCTGTGCCCATATGAAAAGGGCGATCAACACATCGAGCCACGAAGAAACACTGTTCAATTTGATCAAAAAGCAATTCCCTAAGGCTCAAAAATTGAGGGTTAGGAAAAAGAATTTGGTTCCTAATAAGCCGTATATCAATGGTTTTGATTTAGATACTTACATTCCTGAATTGCGCAAGGGTATCGAATTCGATGGTCGTTATTGGCATAGTCCGGAAGGTTTAAAACGATCTAGGGAACATTGGCCTGAAGAAGATATTCAAAATTATCATCAAATTAAAGATGAATATTTTAAATCTAAAGGTATCGAAATTTTACATATTAGAGAAGAAGATTGGCTCTTAGATCCTGAAAAATGCATTTCTCAATGTTTGAAATTTTTAAAGTAATTTATGATAGGCGAAGGGGTTCACAACAAATATAAAGAAACTGCTAAAAATGGTGGAGACATTTTGTGGCACGTCACTATCAGAGGCAGAAAGGAATTGATGCCTGGAATTCCTTTGCACATGTCCTTAAAAGTGTTCGAAGATAAAAAAGAAATGGACATAGAAGAATTGAAGCGAAAAGTAAAAGAATTCGACATAAAGACACCCAATCCAAAAGAGTTGAAATTTAGGACGACTATTTTCACCTCTGAAAGGGACGGTCTAAAATATTACATGCTCCTAATTGATGGGTCTGACAAGTCATACGGTGAATTCTATGAAAGCTTGAAACACTGCGGTACGGTTTATAAAAAGTTCATGCCACACATCACGATTGATAAAGATTTATACGATAGCATCAACAGGGACGGGCTCAAGCCGGAAGAAATAAAATTTGACGATTTGACGATTGAAGCTGGGGCCGGAAATACGGTTCATGAATTTGAAAAGAGCGAGGACTTTGTTCAGATCTTAAAAGAAGTGGCTTTCTACACGAGCCTAAGAGATTCTTTGGTGATTTCTTTGCCCGATGACGCTTTCAGCAATTGGATACAAGACAACCCAAATGCTAGAAAAGAGATAATGGCAAAGCACGAAGAAAGAGTCAGATTTCATTTTGGCGATCAAGAAATCGCCCAATATGCCTTGGAAAACGGTATTGCAAAGGCATACGAATTGTTGAGGAAAAAATAATGCAGTTAAAACCTAGCGACATAGAAAGAGTAGAAGAGATAGGTTCACTGGACGGAAATAAAGTTTCTCTCTTGCGAACTAAGGGGGGCTTCTGGATAGCCCTCGGAAAGAAAAGAAATAAGAACATCGAGGAAGCATTGGCTGCTGGTTCGCACCCAGCGATCGTGAAGTATAATCTAGAAAAACAATTTTCTGGCTTCCAACCCGCGATGAATAAATCAGAACACGGAATCGAGCCCATCGTGAGCAAACACTCTCATTATCTTGGCGAAGACCAAAGAAAGAGCGGGCACGATATATTCTCGATTCAAACTGGAAACGTGATAGAATTTCAAATTACAAAACAGAATTCTGCTTTGGCAACAGTTAACGGCAACATCGACAGTGATAACTTATCTATCAATGATTTGAATATCCCAAAAGAATTTACTAAAGCGATGGCCGGAGCTACCTTGGAAAAAGCAATTGCGTGCGAAGTAGGACTTAAGTTGTTAAGAAAATAAGATGTGTATCCAAATTTACAATTGCGATTCCAGTTCAAAGTACGATTCTTCCAAACCTCTAGAAGAGCAGCTTAGAAATTCTCAAAAAGTCGTGATCAATTACGATCCGAAGGACCCCGATATGGAAGTCTTTTTGAGCGAGATGGAAAAGCTGGCTAAAACTGGCGTTAGTTGCAATGTGAGCCTGGATGTCTCCCATAATAATTATATTACTGGAGCAAAGGCAAAAAGGCAAATAGAAAGATTAAAAAAAGATTTAGACTTGAACGAGGCGATTAAGATTTTGGTAAATATTCATTCGGAGCTAGACAAAAGATTGGAGAGCATTTCCGTATTTTGTCGTGAAAGATAATGTCGGCTAGACCCCCTGTTGGATTGCAGATACCCACGATCGTGCCTTTGGCACCGATAGTTCAGGAAAGCTTTGATCTAAACAGACTCGATATTTTTGTTACCAGCCTTGGTATCGATGTCATGCATTATCGTGCCATCCCGAGCCCCATAGGACAGAACGATCGAGGCTCTTGGCGCCGAAATGATGGGGTTGATACCATTTCCTCGAACGGGATGATCTATAGGTATGCTGGCACTTTTACTGCGACCCTAACGAGCAATGACAGAGATCAAAAACGAGGCCCATCTGGCGTGATAGACCCTTCTGAAGCGCATCTTGTTATGCCTAGATTCTACAACGCCAACGGCACCGTGGATACCGGGAATCGCATTTATCTGGCACCTGGCGATAGGATTTACATTGCAGACCCCAATGCAGACGTTAATGTGGCAAATCCTCAAAAGATGGATTATGAGGAAGGCATCGATAATGTACCGATGTTTCCTATCGTTCAATTATTAGATACCATCGTGGATAGCAGAAATATTCGGTATAATCCGAATGTTGACTACACTATCACTACGGATGGCAACATCAGATGGCTACCCGGTGGAAATAACCCAGGGATCGATCCCGATACGGGGAAAGGTCGAGTATATTCAATAGTTTATCTTTACAGAGCCTTCTATTATGTAGTTGCACTGCCCCATGAGCTTCGAATCACCAATGTTACCATCGGCGGTGTCAGGGCGCCGGCCAGAATGCCGATGGAAGCCGTTATCATGAGAGAATATATTTTTCATAATCAAAATAAAGGCAGTAAAACTAATCAAAATGTGCCTCCAGTTCCGCAAAGAGTGGACGCTGCGCCTAGAGAGTCTACCGATCCAAATAAATATATTGTCCACGTAGATATGGGAAATGTCGAAACATTTCCAAACCATGATATAAAGAACAATGGAGACCAATCTTAAGTATAATGAATTTAAGGAGTAATTAAGATGCCAACAAACGTAAGAATAGTACCGGGAAGCAATACTTTAGACCCAGGTGCGATTGTCAATAACCAGTACAATGATGCAGCCGGTTCACAAAAAGTAAGCGAAGTAGGTAGACATAATTTGCCATTTCCATACATCAGTGGCGGCTCTGTAGCTTATACCACTAATTTGACCACACCTCTTCCTTTGCCAAAAAAAGGTATGGGACTTGCAGTGTACAACAATGACACTGCCGTTCATGCCATCACTCTCGGCGAAAGTGCAACATCTCCAGCTTCCGCTCTTGGACCCGGAGTTACAGATGTGAATGGTCATGTCGGAGTACCGTGCGCCCCTGCATCTTGGACATACATCTCCACCGGCACCAAAAATTGGGTATTTTCAAATAGCGCGCTTCTTTTGGTATTTTTGGTCTCTGATAATTCAGAAATTGGAAACCAAATGCCAGCGCAAACCCCTGGCTACTAAGAGTAATTGATGAAGCCGCGTCTATCTAAATCTGAAATAGATAAACGATTATACGATATCCATAAAGGAGTTGTATTTTCAGATCATTCTACTTTTAAAAGCGTTAATGTTAAAAGTAGACTTGTAGATGTAGTTCATGGAGAATTCTGGTGTAAATTAAACGATGTATTCAGCAAAAAGGTTGGGCACCCGCAAAGACAATTAGAAAAAACGAAGCAAACGTGGGCAAAAAAATACGGCGTCGAAAATATATCTCAAAGTCCTTCTATCAAAAGAAAAAAAATAAGCACTTGTATTAAAAATTTTGGATATGAATTTTCAACTCAATCACCAGAAGTACAATTAAAAATAAAAGCAAATAATTATCAAAAGTATGGTTTTGAAAGTCCCAACCAAAGCCCGGTGGTAAAAGAGAAAAAGAAGAAAGTTTATTTAGAAAAATATGGAGTTGCGGCCCCTTCTCAAAACAAAGAAATAGCCTTAAAACAAGCTAAATCTGTCAATTATAGTTTCATAAAATATCACTGGAAAACCAATGAAGAGCTGGTTTGTCAAGGTTCTTATGAAGTTAAAACAGTCAATTATCTTAATGAAAATCAAATAGAATTTGAATGGCAGCCGCGAGTTTTCAAGATGCCAAACGGCAAGACTTATCGTCCAGATCTCTATTTGGTCGATGAAAACAAGTGGATAGAGATAAAAGGTTACATGAGAAAAGACGCCCAAGAAAAATGGGATTGGTTTAAGACCCAGTTCCCAGGCGCCGAACTTTGGAATAAAGAAAAATTAAAGCATATGGGGATATTATAATGTCTTCTAATGCTAATTATTTTCTAAAGAAAACTTTAGGCGAAGATTTTCTTGATTCTTTGAATAAAAGCGAGCTGTGGAAACCAGGAACTAAGTCAGTCAACAATGTTGATGATATGTGGCACGGATTAAAGTTAGTTCCTCGCACCGTAATTGCTTTTTTGGTGAGAGAACTTTCTGGCATGCAAGTTGGAGAAAATAAAAGAGTTGAATTGCCGATGGCCCCGAATTCTTTTATGATGATTACCAAGCTAGAGAGGGATCAGTTTTCTGGAGATGTAGAGCAAGATAATAAAAAAGTAACTGAATTTAAATTCCGGTCTCTTCCCGGCGTTGGTCTCGTTATCATGTCTTGCTTTGAGTTGTATCAAGAATATCTTTCAGAAGACGCTCCTGCACAAAATATTTCTACATCGATTTCAGCATCTATTCCCGAGCCCGTATCTATTGATGCCGATAGTAGAATTCAACGGTTGATAGATGAGCGTCTAATGCTTCATGATTTAATTGGTCAGGTTGTAGATAAAAAGATAATGCACAAAGAAGCCATTCATCAGATGGTGCTTGCCAAACTTACGGATGCAGTAAAATTACTAGATGAGAAGATGGATAGCATCCATAGCAAAACTGCGGATATTGGTTTTGTGCACGCTGTAGCAAATGATTTAGAAAGAAAAATCTCAGGAATAGCAGAAAAAGCTGCTATGGCCGAAGTAAAAGCAGAAGTTGCTAAAAGTATCGCCTCTAAGGCGGCTAAAAAACCGAGGCCGCTGCAGACGTTCTTAGAAAAGAAAAAACAAAAAGTTTTCAACATTCCACTCCATTTGACCAAAAGTGAGTCGGTCTCATGTCCTGACTGCGGTAAAGAAATTTTTAATTACACCGGGTTCAATGGCTGCATATGCTATGGCTCAGACATGTATAAAAAAGTAGTCTTGAAGAAGACCGAGCAGGGAATCAAAATTTCGTTTCCAAAATCTTGGGACGAAGAAAATATTACCATGTTATTAGAGGTTTTAAGAAAACGGTAACATGGATATTCCTAGTGGATTCAAATTTATCTCGTATGACGGAGATTCCGTTGGCAGACGCATCGGCAGAGCTACCATGGCTGATGATCTGGATGAGTTGCGACACATCTCTGAGTTAATAAAAGCTGGACACGAGTTAGTCAGGCGTTGGGTGAAAGATAACAATGGTGTCTGGATTAATGGTGGAGGCGATGAAGGGGTAGCGGCCATTCCTGGCGACTGTATTGAGAAGTTAGAACAGCTGAGAAAGGATTATGAATACCTAGTTGGGCATACTATTTCTGTGGGCGTTGGCGATAAACCCTCAGAATCTGGACGCGCGCTTCTTATGGCAAAATTAGCTGGAAAAAATAGAATCGTAAAATTTAGTCGGGCTATTGAGAAAGAAGTTGTAAAAATTAAGAAACGCGCCAAAAAGGGAGCTTTTAAATCGATGGAAGAGCACAAACTTGCCGAAGCATATTTAAAGAAAGCAGAAAATGACGATCCAAACTCCATTGCTAATCAAAAGCCCGAAGCGACTCATGAGAATTGCGAGTGGTGTAATCAAACCGATGGCGTTGATTTAGACCATTGTACTTACTGTCACGATCAAGAGCGTGAAGAAAAATGCCCATATTGCAGCTATGATAGGCCGGTCGATGAAAAACTAGATTTTCCAGAATTAGCAGAGCAGGATTGCCAATATTGTAAAGAGAAAGACGCCGAAGAACAAAATGAGTGTAAATACTGCAATGACCCAGGCAAAAATGACATAGACGGTTCTACGCTTCCAGGACAGAGGATAGGTACATCTCCTGATTCCACCAACGAAGCGGCCCCCGCAGGTTCCGCCGATGAAAAAGAATTGTATTCCAGAATGGATATGGCTCCCCCCGAGATTGGAAAACCATTGCCTCCCGACAAACGGGTGCCCATTGGCCAAAATGCCCCTATGGATGTGGTTCCTAAAACTCCAGAGCAGGAAGATTCCAGATCTACTGAGAAAGATGCTGACATGGGCGAGCCTCCGGCCATTGATCCAGAAGATAATCATTCCAAAGAAGCTATGCAAGCCATAGCCAAGGAGATCGAGACCGACGGCAACCCTACGGACAAAGAAGTAAATGCGGTAGATGATGCGGCTATGCCTACGAGTAAAGAAGCAGAAGGCAATATCAGTCGTCCAAGTGGATTTGCACAGAATACTCCGGGAGATATGGGGGAAGACGGTACCAACCCTCCTACTTCGGATGAACCTGCTGGTGAAGAAGATCCGGATTATTATGGAGTGTTGGAAGCAGGCTTAGATGAGCATGCGAACGGTATTAAGAAAGAGAAATCCATTCAGATGGTTTCTCAAGCCTTAATGCAATTCAAGGCTGCCAAACAAACGTTAGAAAATATTCGAGAGCAAGCCCCCGATTTATATTCCGCTTCTATATCAATGCTAAAGGCCATGATTGAGATGGCTGGAATGTTAGGTCTTAATAGTGCCGCGTCCGCTCAGCCACAACAGGAGCTGGGAGCAGAACAAGCAGAATTGGTGCCCAATCAACCTGAATCGAACGAGAAGCCGCCTGAAGAACAAAATGATGAATGGCATGATCCATTTCCTACCCATCCCGATCAAGGTGGCGAGGCTAAGCCTACACATTCTCCTTCCAAGAATAATCCCGCTCCCCACAGAGACATGGGAAGTGCACTTAAAGATAGTCCCAAATCAGTTGGTGGCAGTATTGGTCAGCCAGCTGGTAAACTTTCCTCTCAACACACCACGGAACATGTAGCTAGAATTCCTACTCCTCCCGGCGCGATAAATAGTAAAGGGCAACAGAAGGTGATAGATCCCAAAACCGGCAAAACTCGTTGGATAGATCGCAAAGCTGGAATGGTACAAAGCGCCACTGGAGTACCGATAAAATCTCCCAATAGGAATCCTCAAAGTGGATCTCAAAATTAACATAGACGCGGCGGCGTTAGCTAAGGAAATCTCAGAATTTGCCAAGCAAGTAGAAGCTGACATCAAGAGAGGTGTCGCCAATCTCGCCACTATTACGCATGCCAAGGTAAAAGAGATGGCGGCTACCGAACTCAAATCCTCTAGAGAGGCTTTCATGAATAGCCTTAGTTTCGAAGAGCTCGCCGATGGTATTTGGATAGTTAGCGTTGACGAAAAAGCTTTATGGGTCGAAGAAGGCATTCCGCCCAATACTGATATGAAACCCGCTTTGCTGAAGAATGCGGAAACATCCAAAAGCGGTGGTAAGTATAAAATCATACCTTTTGAGCACAGCAAGGCTCCTTCTCAGATGACTCAGTCTGCGAAGAACATCGTGTCTCAGTTAAAAACCGAATTAAAAAAAGCGAATGTTCCGTTTAAAACCATCGAAAGAAACTCTGATGGTTCTCCAAGATTGGGCAAATTGCATTCACTGAATTTGCCAAGCCAAATTCCTGGCAAAGGTAATACACCCGCACTCCATGGCGTGTCTATTTATCAAACTATGAAAGGAAACGCTGTCAAAAGAGATATCATGACCTTCAGGACCGTAACAGATGGTCCCGGTAGTCAAGGAAAATGGATTCATCCCGGACTCACCGCAAAGAAATTTTTGGATAGAGCAGCGTCCTGGGCCGAGTCGGAATTTTTTGAAAAGATTTTACCTGAAATTATGGAAAGGTGGAAATAGTCATTTGACATATTCAAAACAAAACCCTTTAATACACTTGTATTCTTTATTTCCCTTTCGTTTTATCTTAAGATAATTTCGCAGTGAATTTAAATTTATATTTAAACTTTCTGATGCTTCTTTTATAGAAGGATAAATAGTACCAGTTTCTAAACATTTTATCGATTTCTGACAACGCTTTTTCCCCTTTCCTGCTGCAGACATTTTCTTTTTAGTCTCTTCGGATGCTTTCCGGCCTGTCATTGCTATTCTTTGATTTTCTTTTTGTTCATCGCTTCTACTCTTACCTTTCTGCCAATTGCTCATTTTAATTTTTGTTTCTTGAGTATGTTTTTTGCCAAACCATGCTGATTTTTCTCCCCTCTGAGAGAGCGAGCATTTTATTTTAACAGATTCAGGTTGTTTTGTTCCCAACCTTATTTGTCTCATTTTCTCCCCGAATCCCGGTGGTTTTTTCTTGCCCTTTCCTGCTGCGGACATTTTCTTTTTAGTCTCTTCGGATATTTTTTGGTTTAAACCTCCTTCGTGTATATTGTATCCATTATTAATTGAGTCAAAAATTCGTATGATAAATTTTTCTCGTTCGTTCAATTCTTTCTCGTTATTAGCTCTGCACACTGCTGAAATTTCAAAATTTTCAGGGCCATATTTGTGCATAGCTCTAGTTATGGCCATATCATGTTCCTTGGATGGTCTCGTGGCCTTATATTTATGACCTCTCCATCTTTCTGATATAGTTCTTATAGTCTGTCCAACATAGAGCTTATCGTTAATTTTACAGACAATCTTATATACGTATCCATATGGCTTACTTTTCATATTTTTCTCACTGCTCATATTATAAAGGTTAGGAGGCGTTTTGTCAATCTTTCAAGGCGATGCTATCGTAAAACAGATGATCGATCAAGGAATTGACGACATTCGTAAGAATCCATGGCTTATTGACCATATGCTAGAGGATTTTACTGGAAATCCCTATCTAGCTGAAAAATATGGAAAAAAGCAAATAGATGCTTGCCGAGAGTGGTTAGCCAACAATCAAATCGATGTCTACATGTTTCCGCGTGACGATCGCGACCGTACTCCCTTCATCAGCATCACCATGGGTCAAAGTTCTGAGAAATTAGACATGCGAACTGAAGGCGATCGCTCTACTGGATACAAAACTTTGTATCCGAACCAAATTGGGCGTCCCATTCCATACATAGTCAAGCCATTTATCCCTACAGATTACGATCAGGTTACCGGCGGCATCTCGGTTCCTGATTCGGTGGATTTGAGTCTGATCGCACCCCAAATGATTTTGGTCAATCCAGCGAATGGAACTGGCTATATAATTTTGGGTGTCTCCGATGGTCAAATAATGATCGCCCCTAATCAATTCGTGCCGGCCAGCGAGCTCGGGGTTCTTCCACATTATCAATTCTATCAAGCCAACATCGGGCGCTCATTCTTCGAAGAGAGCTATAATATCGAATGCCACTCCAGTGGTGATATCCAGACTGTTATGTGGCTCTGGTCCATCGCTGTCTATTCGCTCTTGAGATATAGACAAGGACTTTTAGAAGCTAACGGATTTGCAGAGAGCATCATAAGTTCTGGTCCTCCCATGCTCAACTCTGCTTGGACCACAGAAGGTGGAGAAAAATTTTACGTAAGAAGCATCGAGTTACGTGGACAGGTTCAAAATTCTTGGATCTCTGCGCCCCACAGATTGATAGAAAACGTCAGATTGGGGCAGCCCATCAATTGTGATACTTTCGAAGGCGGCATTAAGATCCTAAGCAACCTGAACAGTCCCCCATTTATAGCATCCACCCCACAATCGTGGACTACAGCGGAGGATACGGACGAAGAATAGAGTTATTCCAATCTTATTAGTGCTATGCCTGGATTTATAAAAACGCCCGCCGATGAGAAAAAATGGAATGCCATTAAGCATTCCGTCGCCAAACAGCGCGGTAAAAGTGTAGAAGATTTTTCAGATAGGGACTGGGCCACGGTTAATGCGGCCTGGCACAAATCTGAGTACGACACTATCATGAAATCCATCTTCGGCCTCTCCAACTCTGGCATGGCGGTTAGCGAGAAAGAGCCAGAAGATCTGAACAAAAAAGCATCTTTGATGCCTAAGTCGCCAACGCTTCATATTCCTTATTCTATGAAGATGCCTAAGCCAAAGAAAATGCCGACTGCGATGGATAAACCTTCTAAGTTTTTTAAAAACGAGGACTTGGGCAACGTAAAACATCCAAGTGCTTGTAAATTAAAAGATTTTTTAGATAGACATAGGGCCAAGCAACAATCTTAGAAGAGTATAATGGGAGTCCTTTAATATGTCTGAGAAGCTTTTTACAGCAAAACAAGCAGCAAGCGCCGTACTTGAGAAAGTAGGTGAAATTCTTCAGAAATCTGAACTTCATAAAAAATCTGAAGGCCATTTTAGTATGAGTGCTGCCCCTGAAGAACCAGAAGCAGGTCGGGCCAGCCATCCCAGCAAGTGTCCAGAATGCGGTCATCCATCTCCCGAGAGCGGCCAGGGCGATACCCTCCCTCGTTCTAAAGCTCAAGAAGATTGGCAGAAATCTGAGAAAGATAGTAAAATTCGCCAACTGCAAAAGCACGGTTTGAGTCCGGAGCAGATCAAGATACGACTAAAGAAAGAAGAAAAAGATATGGAAAAGCATGGCCTAAGCCCTGCAGAGATGAAAGCCAAGATGGCTAAAAAAGAAAAAGATTTAGAAAAACATGGACTTGGTCCAGCAGAAATGAAGGCCAAGATGGCCAAGGGCGAGGCCGAGAATTCTAAGAAATTAGGGTATAAATTATCGGAAGCCGGCAAGGAAGAAAGACAGCCTGAAGCGTCTGACAATGCCTTCAAAGTTAAAGGCGAGAAAGAAGATAAGTCGTCCCATGATGAAAGACAGGCAGAGCAAAAAGATCCTCAGCACAATGCCGCAGAACAAAAAGAAGGCAACAACGAGTTAGCCGGTACGACTCCTACGGAAGTTGGCCAAGACGGCAAGAATAAGCCTGGATACGATGAAATGAAGGGGCATCTGAAGCTAGCAAAATTTATCGGAATGAAGCATTACAAAAGAAGCAAGGCTCTAGAAGGTTCTCAATCGCAGTCTAGCGCAGAAGCTCAACACGAAGAATCTATCAAAAACAAATAGCACATGGCAAAGAAAGAGTTTAAAAAAGAATTATTTTCAGAAGAATCAAAGGTGCCAAAGCTTACTTTAGCCAAAAAAGATTCTAGAAGAGAAATGTCTCTTGAGGAAGCTAAGGCTTACAGGGCATCTTTGTATAAACCTCAAAAAAGAGCGCTTTCTGAGGCAGAAAGAAGGCAACAGTTTAAATTATTTTGGACCCAAAATCGTAAGAAGTTTGGAAAAAAGAAAGAATTAGAACCCATCCTGTGGATTCATCTTCAAGCAGCTGGGTATGATCAGCCGGAAAAATTTGAAGATGGAATTCAGCATTTTGGTCTAAAAAGAGTTAAGTAAAGGAGAAAAGTAAATGAGTTTACGTTTAATTACACCTTTTGTAAATACTAATATCCCCGGTGCGTATCCCAATGTTGTCGTTCAGAGTCAACCAGTAGGACTCGCTTCTTCTGGTATCGTTGTTATCATGGGCGAAGCTGACGGCGGACCTGGATATAACCAAGTTGCGCTTTCTAAACAAGTTTTTACGCCCGATCAACTGGCTCTAGTTCAGCAAGAATATATCGGTGGACAAATCGTTGATTCGTTCACGGCATTGGCTGCTCCTTCTGATGATCCAAATATCACTGGCTCGGCAAATTTAATTTATATCGCCAAAACGAATAACGGAACATCTGCTTCATCTGCACTTCCTGGCAGCTACGGAACACTTTCGGATAGTAACTATGGAGTTGATGGAAATTTATATAACTATCAAATTTTATCGGTAGACGCCGGCGTTCCTCCCATGCTTTCTGGAAATACGGTGCCGTCATTTGGCTCTGCTCTAGACGGTGCTAGCTTTTCTCTTCGCTTGAATGGTGGCGCGGTTGATGTAATCACTTTAAGTAGCGGTTCGTCTTCTCCCGTCAGCCCAGCCGAAGCCGCTGCTGGTCAGTCTGCTGCCTCTGCAGCGTACACAAGCCTGGGAGCGAGAACCCCCTCTTCAGCAATTTCACCTGTCCTCGATGGCCAGACGTTAACTCCTGGTAATTACAATACTGGAGCGGCCAGCTTAGCTGCTTCTGGTCCTGGGACTTTAACTTTTAACGGAGCTGGCGTCTATGTAATTAAGACTTCTAGCACCCTAGTCACTGGCGCTGGCGGCATTGCCACCATCGCGCTGACTGGCGGAGCAACCGCTGCAAACATCTACTGGGTGGTTGGCTCTGCGGCCACGATCAACTCCGGCTTCTCTGGAACATTCCAAGGTAACGTCATCGCTGAAACTAGCATCACGGTCAGCTTGGGCGGAACCGTCAACGGTAGCTTGATCGCATTGAATGGCGCTGTAACCCTGAGTGCTGCCACGAATGTTAGTGCTCAATCAGCACCTCTACTGAATTATGCAGGAAGTTTTGCTCTCTTGGGTGCTTCTGGAGTAACCAACACCGGTGCTTCCGTAGCCACTGGAAACGTTGGTTCTAGTCCAACCAATAGTATTGCTGGATTCCCACCCGGCACCATCGTCGGCGCAGCCCACTCCAACATTGCTGAATTAGTCACAGAGCTGAATCTATTGCTTCCTTCTGGAATCGTGGCATCTGCTGGTTCTTCGATGAACGTGGTTCTTACGATGACCGCCGAAGGTGATCCGTATGCACAGGGGTCTAGTCAATCATTCGAACTCATTGATTCTACCCTTGGAGATTTGGCCGCTTTAGGACTTTCCGCTGGATTAGTACTTCCTTCGCAATTGCCTGAAGTAGAGCTCAACATCGTCAGACCTGACATCAACGTCAATCAGTCAATCGACGTGAGCGCGGCTGTCGCCTTAGAAGTTGGATATCAAGGAACGTCTGGTACTATTTCGGTAAGCGCAACTACTATTAGCACGACTGTCGTTGGTGGAATCGGTGCGAATCTTTCGATTCCCATCAGCCAGTACACGACTATTGCGGAACTAGCGGCTTTTATCGCCGCACAGCCCGGTTATTCTGCGGTATGCCCTGCGAATGCTCAGCAATTGCCTCCCAGCGTCTTAGATCGAGTTTCTGATGTAGGCATCGCCTCTTCCGGTGCGGGATTACTTCCTGGACAAATTTGGGATGCAGCGTACCTGTTTGCGCAAGCGGCGGCAACGTCTGCTCTCGTATTTACGGTTGGCGCAGACGGGAAAGTAGGATTACCTGCCCCCATGAGTGCCTCGTTATACTTAGCGGGTGGAACGAGGGGCGCTACCCTGGCAGTAGACATCGTCAACATCTTGAATCAGATTGGCGGAATCAACTGCAACATGATCGTTCCTCTCTTCTCCGAAGATGCAAGTTTGGATATCGCAGCTGGATTAACAGATCCAGCCAGCACCTACACTATCGAAGCGATCAACGCTCTCGTTAAAAGTCACTGTATCCAATACAGCACGCCTGCTCTTAAGAAAAATCGCATCTGCTTACTTTCTTGGCTTGGTACTTATGCTTCTGCTGCGGCTGAAGCTCAGAGTCTCGGAAACTATCGATGCTCTCTCACTATGCAACAGGTCAGCCAAGTTAATTCTCAGGGCGTCATACAACTATTTCAACCTTGGTATGCTTCTTCGTTGGCTGCTGGTATGCAAGCTGGTGGATTCTATAAATCGATCTGCAACAAAGCCGCTAACCTCATTAGTTTCACAGATCCTAGCGGGTTTGATTCGGGAAGCCCTGGCGACGTCGAAGAGGCGTTATCAGCAGGACTCCTGTTCTTATCGCAAGATACAGGAAGAGCCGGGTACTGGGTTTCGGACCAAACTACGTACGGATTCGATACCAACTTCGTATACAACAGTATCCAGGCTGTCTATGACTCGGATTTGATTGCTCTTGATCTGGCTCAAAGTTTCTTTACCCAGTTCGTTGGGCAGTCCTTGGCGGATGTTTCTGCCTCTGCAGCACTTTCTTTCTTGACCCAGAAGATGGATGGTTACTTGAAGCTGAAACTCATTGGTTCCAGTAGCGATGCCCCGCTCGGATTCAAGAATGCGAGCATCACGATTGACGCCCCAGAGATGGATGTGAAGGTCGAGATTAAGCTTGCCACCGCAATATACTTCATTCCGATCAACATTAACATTTCCCAGATCATGGGAACTGCGGGCACCTAATAGGAGATTATAAAACATGGCTTTAAATCAAACACCTCAACCTCAGGCAGGGCCTCTCACAGCTAAAACCATCACGGGCGGTAGAACTATCGTTAGCTCTGACGCTCTCGGCGGCGCTGTGGTCGGGATCTTCGACAGTATTACCATCAATGAAGGCTTGACCCTCGAAGATATCCACACGCTGGGAAAGTTCGGGCCACAAGAGATCGTTGCGACAGCCTACAATGCGGTTACCGTGAATTGTTCAGGCTTTCGAGTATATGGTAGTGGATTGAAGGCGCTGGGTCAATTCCCGACTCTTCAGGATTTGGTCAATCTTGGCACACTTACCTTGACTGTGCAAGATAGACAGAATCCAAGTGGTGCTCCTCTCCAAACTATCATCAGCTGTGTGCCAGAGACGAACAATGTAAATTATAATGCACGAGCATCCAGCAAAGTCAATATAACTTATCGTGGAACAGCCTTGACGGATGAATCTACGGTCGGCGATGCAGAGTTAGGGGCAACTACGTATCCGTAATCGTTAAACTTTCTCTCATAACACCTCCTAAACTTAAGGCCTTCGGAACTATAAATTCTGAAGGCCTTTTGTATTTGTACTTGCGGTGCGTACATACATATGATATATATGTAATATGAGCCGTAAGAGATTAACAAATAAAGAAATTCATGAAGTAGCATTAACTCACCCCGACAGACAACACTTTAGAAAAAATAACCCAAGACATTATAGCGCCGCAAAACATAGGGGCATATTAGATCAAGTTTGCGCCCACATGCCCTATTCCCGCAAATATAGGACAAATGAAGACTTAAGAAAAGACGCCAACCAGTATTCTACGCGGCTAGAATATCAAAAAAAGGATAAAGCTTCTTATTTATGTGCTTGGAAAAGAGGTATTTTAAATGATATTTGTTCACACATGAAATTCGCTTATAAACACTTTACAGAAGAAGAATTGCGATTGGGAACTTTACCGTACGAAAATAAATATCAACTTAAAATGGAAAATCCTTCTTTATATCACGCCCTACAAAGACGACGTAAAATCAATGAAATGTGTGCACATATGGGGCCAGATAGAAATGAACCCTACACGCTCGTGGAATTAAAAGAAAAAGCATCCATTGAGGGAACGCGTACAAGCTTTGCCAAAAAAGAAAACGGTGCCTATCAAGTAGCGCTGAACAGAGGGGTTTTAGATGAGATATGCGCTCATATGCCCAAAAATGTGACCGGTTCGCAAGGCGAAACTGAATTATTGGAATTCCTTCAAACTATAAATCTAAATTTTAAATCTACACATTTTGGTAAAAAATACCAAGTAGATTGTTATTCTGAATCTCTAAAAATTGGGGTTGAATACAATGGTTTGTATTGGCATTCAAATGAAATTTTAAAAGACAGAAATTACCATCTAGATAAAACTAAATATTTTGAATCCAAAGGAATCCGTGTTATACACATATGGGAACACGAATGGCGAGATCGTCAAGAACAAGTCAAAGACTTCCTTAAATCTGCTTGTGGCGCCAATAAAATTAAAGTAGGGGCCAGAAAATGTGAATTCAAAGAAATTCCCCCCAAGGAATGTAAAGACTTTCTAGATAAAACTCATATACAAGGTGCTCCGCAAAATTCTCTACTCTCTCTTGGATGTTTTTATAATAGCGAATTAATCGGAGTATGCTCTTTTGGAAGGCATCACCGAAAAACTAAGGTGATTACCTTGAATCGCTTTGCATGCTTACCGAACCATACGATAATGGGCTTCTTGTCGAAAGCATCCAAGGTAGCCTTTGAAAAGTTCAAAACTCCCATAATTTCATGGGCAGATTATTGTAAGTCGCAAGCTAACGGTTATCTAACCGCAGGCTGGCAAATTGAAGAATACCTAAAGCCTGATTATTTTTATTTTGACCCAAAGTCCCAAAAAACCATTGGAAAACAGTCACGAAAGAAAAAATCCGTTAATACTCCTCTGGGAATGACGGAAAAAGAACATGCTGAATTGGATGGTTTGTTAAAAATTTATGATTGCGGGAAAATTCGCTTGATTTATAATCCATCAAACTTATGATATATCTATTGTGTAAATAGGATTTTGCGCCTAGCCGAACAAGGTGGACGGGACTGACTGTTAATCAGTATATGCTTGGTTCGATGCCAAGAGGCGCAGGTTTAGTAATAAAACTAATCACTTAGGAGTGAACATGAAATTAGGTACCCTAGTCAACCCCAACTTCCAATCGGCCTTTCGAAAACTTTCTGGCCAAGAACTTCCTTTGCGAGCCGCTTTCTTCATCAAAGGTGTTTCCAAACAAGTTCAAGAAGAAATCAACAAATATGATACTTCCCGCATGGAAGCTCTCAAGCGCTTCGGCAAGACCAAAGAAGATGGCAGTCTCGAAACCGACGAAAAAGGCAACGTCAGTCTTTCTGACGAAAATATGAAAAGCTTCGTCTCCGAGCTTCAAACACTTCTCGACATCGAAGTTCCGGTAAGTTCCATTAAGATCGGCGACTTAGGTTCAAAAGTGCAGCTTACCCCTGCGGAAGCAGCTGCTCTCGAAGATCTATTAGTCGAATAACTAGTTGATATTCTAGTCTTTATTTAAATAATCCACAAAGTGCAGGAATCTTTAAGGTATCCCTATATGGTTAGGGATTTGGTTACACAAGGGTGTAACTCCTTAATAGGATTGGAAAAATGGCCGTAGAGAATAAGTGGAACTTAGTTCCGCCGCAGCTTTTTACTGCGAACGGAACGCAATTCGGACAAGTTACACTTGCCAACACTGCTGGTTTTTTCACCAAACAATCTGCTTATCTAACCGCTACCGGTCTTCCGACCTTACCAGTTCAAATAAAAAGAGTCATATCGCCTACTATCCTCATCGTAGGCACAATTAACAACGCTCAGATAGGCTCGTGGCCCCCTCTAGATATCAGCGCTTACACTGTAGCCAACGGCGCAGCTATAGGCGCCCAAATACAGCCCAAGAATAATGCCGCCATGGACGACATCATGAAGGCGGTCTACGAGTCGGACCCTACTGTCGCCCTGCGCGTTGTTTTTACCGATCAATACGGAAATCTTTACAGCGACCAAAATCCACTTCCTGCCACTTTTACCGGGACTATCACTATCGGTACCGTGGAAATCACTGGTCCTAGTGGCCATCTGTTAGATCCAAACGCTGACGGCAGTTTAAACGTTGACATTTTGCCCGGTGGGCAGGTAGAAGTTATCGGTTCGAATGGAAATATCCTAGAGCCCAATCCTGACGGTAGCCAAGACGTATTGAATTTGGCTCAACTCGTTCCTTTTGAATTCAATGAGATAGATTTGACAAATTCGGTGATCGACGGACAGACTGTGCCGACAGTGGTCGTGTACAAACAAGCCAGCGTTACTGTTGCTACTTTGACGCTCACTTATGATGGTTCTGCCAATTTACTATCCGTGGTTAGGACGTAATGGCAAGAATAAATTGGACAAAATATAACTGGTTGATCCCAGTAAATCCATTAATTAATAAATCTAAGACTAAATGGATTTGTGCCTGTGGTTCATGTCAATGCGAACGTGTTTTGTCTTATGAACAAGCTTTAAATATAGCTAAGGGTAATTTTAGCAGAGACTGTCTCGACTGCAAGATCAAAGATGGAAGGTATACTTTTGACTTACGCGGACTTGAGATTGGTCGTTCTGAGAAAAATCAAGAAAAAGCGATAAAAAATAGACGTGGAGTGAAAAGACCAAATTTTGTTAAGGCTATAGAATATAATCGTTTGTTCTCACCCGAATGTTTCGTGACAGTAGAGGGTAGAAAGAAACAAAGATCTGCTAAATTGGGGAAAACAGGGTCATTAGCCGGTAGATGGGATGGAGGAAAAACTAAAGAAAATAAATTACTTAGAAGCAGAGATGACTACAAACAACTTCGTAAATCTGTTTTTGAGAGAGACGACTATACGTGTCAAATTTGTCTGAAAAGAGGCGGCGATCTCGAAATGGATCACATAAAAGAATGGTGCAATTATCCGGAACTCAGATTCAATGCCGAAAACTGTAGGACCCTCTGTAAGCGATGCCATAGGCAGACAGATAATTACGGCGTAAAAGCTAAACGAAAAAATATATGTCTTACAAAGTAATTTTAAATCCATTCGAAGGTGCACTTCAATTAGTCAATCAATCTAGCTCTAGCTCTGGCGTTACCGGTATCCCGCCAACTACTGTTGGTGCTATCGCTACGTGGGCCAATACCACAGCAACCGTAATACAAAATACTTTAACAAATATTCAAGATAGCGGTGCCATCGAGGCTCAGGCGTACATAACGAGAAGAAGCGTTGTTGGCGTGGTGACAGTAAACCCAGATGAAACGTGGATATCCCCAAGCATAGAAATTTCTTTAACCGGCTCTATAGTACTCGATAGTGACGGCGATATAATCATAGTTTAGTTAAGGAGTCTTAATATGTCTTTTCCAGGTACAATTCAGTTTCCCGCTTTGGCAGCGACGCCGTCGCCGCCTCCAGTAGGTTCATATCTTCTGTACACAGAAAATGACAACACATTGCGCATGGAAGATTCGAGCGGCAATGTTTACATTTTTGGTTCCACAGGTTTCATTGAGACGCTGACGGGAGATGTTACTTCTGGACCAGTAGTAAGTGGGTCTGCGACTACTACTGTCAATTCTGTAGGCGGTCAAACCGCCGCTGCCATAGCGTACGCAGCCACACAAGTTGCGGCAGCTACCTCTGCGGATACACCAAGTACTCTTGTTTTGAGAGATGCAAGCGGCAACTTCTCAGCTGGCACCATTACTGCAAATTTGCTCGGAAGTTCTACTTCGTTTACTGGCTCTTTGTCTGGTGATGTAACTGGTACACAAAGCGCTACGATGATTGCTTCTACTGTTGTTACTGGAAAATTGCTGACTGGATATGTCGCTGGAACCAATACGCCAATCACGGCGACCGATACGATTCTTCAAGCTTTTGAAAATCTACAAGCTCAAGTTAGTGCTTCATCGGGCGCTGCCATTACGGCTTTGACTGGAGATGTCTCGGCAGTCGGCCCCGGAAGTGCTGTGGCTACTGTCAATTCTGTAGGCGGTCAAACCGCCGCTGCCATAGCGTACGCAGCCACACAAGTTGCGGCTGCGACATCTTCTAACACGGCATCTACCCTAGTTTTAAGAGATGCGTCTGGTAATTTCTCTGCAAACATCATAACTGCATCGCTAAATGGAAACGCAACCACATCTACGTCATTTACTGGATCATTATCTGGCGATGTAACTGGTACTCAATCGGCAACAAAGGTCGTTGCAATTCAAAATATAGCCGTAAACTCTACGGCGCCCACTGATGCTCAGTTCTTGGTGTATCAGACTGGAATCACTGCTTATAAAGCGGTGAGTATGTCTGGCGACGCTACGATGAGTGATGCTGGCGCAATTACTCTTCTAGCGACTGCAGTTACTTCAAAATTACTCACCGGATATGTCACCGGAACTAATACTCCTATTAGTGCAACCAACTCAATTTTAACGGCTCTTGAAAATCTACAAGCACAGATAGGCGCGACAGTTGGAGCAGCGATTACTTCGCTCACAGGCGACGTAACTGCCACTGGTCCAGGAGCTGCCGTCGCCACTGTTGTTGCAATTCAAGGACATGCAGTTTCATCAACTGCACCCACTGACGCTCAGATCCTAATATGGAATTCTGGTACCAGTAAGTGGACTCCAGAATCAATATCTGGTGATATTTCGATAACAGATCTTGGAGTAGCTAGTTTAATCGCTACTACAAACTCAACAATTACCACATTAAGTGCCCTATCCTTGCCGGGTTCTCAAGTCACGGGCAATATTTCTGGCAGCGCAGGGAACGTAACAGGCGTAGTGGCTGTACTGAATGGTGGTACAGGAGAAACATCTTTTACCGCAAATCAGCCAATTATTGGCGGAACTACTTCAACAGGGCCATTGCAACAGGTGACTACGGGAACTTCCGGACAGGTACTTCAGTCTAATGGTTCTTCTGCTCCCACTTGGACTACGAATATTTCCGGAAATGCTGCTAATATAACAGCTACCACAAACAGCACGCTTACCACTCTGACCGCCCTGAGTCTTCCTGGTTCACAAGTAACTGGCAATATTTCCGGCAACGCGGCAAACGTAACAGGCGTAGTAGCTATAGTAAACGGTGGCACCGGACAAACGACCGCCAATGCAGCTTTCGATGCCTTATCGCCGATGACCACATTAGGCGATATCATATACGAGAACGCTACACCCACGGCAGCCAGACTTCCTGGAAACACCACTGCCGCTCGTGAATTCTTAACTTCTCAAGGGACAGGTACTTCTGCGAATGCCCCTAGCTGGAGCGCATTAGTTTCTGGAGATATCCCAAATAATGCGGCCAACACAACGGGAACTGCTGGAAACATCACGGCCACTAGCAATAGCACTCTTACTTCATTACCTAATTTAACCTCAGCACCCTCATTAACCATCACGGGGACTCAAGTGGGGGGATTTACGCCAGGGAGCGTTATCTTTGCGGGAGCCAGCGGTCAATTATCGCAAGATAATGCCAATTTTTATTGGAATGATACGACTTTAGCGCTGGGCATCGGAGTTCAACCAGCATCTAATGCAGTTTTGGATATCGTTAATAACTCTGGCGCGACTAAGGCGATTCAGGTTACAGGATACGGATCTAACGTGGGATTTAGAGGTAGAGAGGCTGGTGGTACTCTAGCAAGTCCCAGCGCCACTACAAGTGGAACGACTTTAACTTTCTTCAGCGGACGTGGTTACGGAGCAACAGCATTTGCTGTAGCAAGCACTGGCGTCATCAACATCATAGCAGATGCGACATTCACTGACACGTCCATGCCTACTCATATAGGATTTAACGTAACTCCGGTAGGTTCCGTGACTTCC